TGACATTTCTCGGATTGATAAAAGTCCCGTTAACATTCGTAAGTGGCTGGTCAAACTGTTTCAGGCGTTCGGCTCCTCCAGGAACTCCACCCCACTTCACTGCCAATTCCTGCGGAGTTAGTCCACTACGCACATCAGCTTCAATGCCGGACTGCAAAACCGCATTGGCCTGCATCTGCTGTTCCCGCACTTGCTGATCCATCTTATCGGCATCTTTTTGCAAGGATTTCCCAGCCCATGCTTGAGCCATTGAGCCCAAGACCTGCGCCCACGATCTGGCACTGGCTCCGGGGCCAGCAAGACCCTGTGCCAGTAGTGCTTCTGCAATCTTTCTCTTTGACGCTGCTTGCGACTGCAATCCCTCATACCCTGTCGGGACGTAAGGGACTTGGCCACTAGACCTCATCAATGGTGTGCCGCTGGTAGCCATCTTACTTCACCAATCCATAATTAACCTTGTAGAAGCCGCTCGGATCGAGAATAACAGCGGCGGGGAATAGCTTGATAACCTCATCAGCCATGTAGCCAACACTCTCACCAGCTTGCCCAATGTAGTTAAAGAAGTAGATACCAAGCCCTGAAGCTGTTTCACCAATCTTTCGAATGTTCTCTTTCAGCCTTCTATCAGAGGCAAATACAGCCGCACTACCAAGCGAACCTAATCCACCCATCAAGCTACTAAACCCAGCCATCTTCTGCTGATACCTCTGCAACTCTGCATTATACTGATCATTCGTCGCGGCGTAGATCGGAGCTGCTTGCACTTGTGCGCCAGTGCTCACATCTCCGAACTGCGGCATCGAAACCTGATTACCCGTCCTCAGCGCATTGAGCATATTCAATGGCTGGTTCTTGAAGTAATCCGCTTCCTGCAAGGCTTGCTGACGAGCTTGGTTGTTCATCTGGCTGCTTGCAAGCCCCTGCCCGAACGTGGCTTCCGCGGCCTTGTTGGCAAAGTCTCCCTGCTGGACTGCTTCGCCAAAGCCCTGCGACCTGATACCCATTGCGTTGTCGAACAGTCTCTGCTGCTCCTGACTACCACCAAGCACGGCGGCGAGCCGCTGGTCATTGACACCTCGATTGAAGGTGTCTTCATCCCAATTGCGAGCCTGGCTGCCGATGTTCAATCCCTGATTGGCAAGCTTGTTATCCAGTGCCGCGCGATCTCTATCAATATAGGGCTGCATCCGAGCCATCAACGCTTCTGTAACCTGATCCCGCTGCGCGCCGAAGTCGCTGCTTGAGGGCATAGCACCTAGGTGACTAAGATCATACTGCGACTGAAACTGCGTAGCGCCGGGAGCTCCTGACAATTGCGGAGCACCGTTGATGTTCGTCGGCGTTGCGCTTGCCGTATCAACATACCCAATTCCGCGCTTGGCCAAGTCATTGAGCGCAATCGAAATCTGATTGTTCTGATCGTAGAGCCGTTGCTGATCTGGGCTAAGCGTCGTCGTGGCAGTCGTGCGGGGAATGACTGTTCCGTCCGGAAGCCTATTCCCGCCAGCATAGTCATAGCTAAAGGTCAGACTCCCGTCCGGCCCTACTTGATTAGGCTGGTTGAGATAATTAGTCGCAAGCGCGCTGCCAAGGTTCGCATCACCTTGTGCCTTCGCTGCGGCAGCATAATCTGGTGTCTTAGGAGCCTTGGGCTTCCCCACGATATTTTCCCTTCAAGTCTAGCCATCTACAAGCTAATCTATCCATCGTATAGATTAGCAAATCCCCTTTCGGGCTGGCGTGCTTGAGGGTAGCCTCGACGCTAAAACCAATATGCTCAATGAACTTTCTACACTGACTATTGGCGCTCTCTACTGGAGAGATGATTTTATTAACTACTAATTCTTCAAACGGGTAATAGAACGTATACCACAAGAATTCTCTATTAAGCCACTTCTTTCCTTCACCCGCACAGTGGAGCATGACACTGGCTCCGTTATAATCGCTGAACAAGCATCCCGCCACAATCCTATTATCATCCAATAATCCGATTGTGCTTCCTCGTCCGTTAACCCACGCTCCATCTGTTTGCTCCATAACCCAAGGGCCAATGATATGATCTGCCCCGGTGAGTATGTGCTTCACAATATCCCCGCTCGTCGCACTGCGAAGTCGGTTGACGTCCATGAGAACCTAGCAGTGCTTGTGGTTAATTGCAAGCGGAAAGAATGAAGATACCCCAGATCATTGGGGACTGTAACCCACTTGGACTCGACAGCCGATAATCCAGAGTCCCAAACGCCAGTACCCCAAAGGCTTGTATCCCAGATCGCACCGCTGCCTAGAGGTATGTAGGAAACTGTGGTGTTTCCCCCGAAGGTCTTGTAATCCACGTCGAAGGCCATCACTAGCTGCGCAGAGCCTGCAACAGCGATATTCGGGCGGGTAAGGACGACATTGGTCTGTCCCTTAATCCCGAGATTGTTATACGCCTGCGCGACTTGACCTGTAATCGGCACCGAACCATCGACATTGCCAGCCCAAGCTTTAGCCACCACAGTTCCGCCTGCGAAGTATAGGTCATCTCCGACCATAGCCCAAGCAGTTGCATTCCAGCCAAAGAACCGACACCAGGCTTTGGTGATATCATTCATCACATACTGATAAGACAGTGTGTCGGCGGAAACCGGGATATTAACAATCAGCGCATTGACTTCGGGATACGGCGTAATCGACCAGCCGAAGTTATTCCCATAAGTCGTAGTCGCATCCAAAAACGCACCTTCGATCTTGAAGCTAAGCCTCGCGGACCGATCGACAACTGTTGATTGTAGGAACTTCGACAACGGCGTCAGACCTTGTTGGCTGATATAGAGCAAGTCCCCGCCATACTTCACCAAGCACTTCTTCCCGATTGGATGGCCTACGTAGTAGACTCCGACCAACGCCCATGTCGCGCTGCTTGCGGGATCAGTCCCACGATAAGCTGCGATCTCGCCTTCCGACGTGACTATGACGAAATAATCATCCGAGCCAGAACCGCTATCGACAGTCCAGTTTCCGAAGGAAACCAGATACCCGCCACGGTTGAAAAGCTGGCCCACGGGGAAAACCGTTGCAGCTCCCGCCACTGCGTCTGTGGGCATATACCAAAGGTTCATAGAATTCTTCTCTATGAACCACACCCGTCGCTTGAACATCATCACATTCGACAGCGAAGTCGTGGCTATGCCGGTAATCGCATTGGCACTTACGCCAGTCACATTAACCCAAGTAGTGCCATCGTAGTTACGAAGATTGTCAACACCATTAACTGCCAGCAGATACGAAGTGCCCGCTGCGTTGATGAAGTTAACCGACTCCCACTGCCCATTAGTGCAAGCATTAACAGCAGCACCACATACGCCTGCGCTTGTCGCATCGTAAATTCCTGCGTTGGTGGAGACGAATAACTTCCTACTGGTGACGGAATTGTAAGGCAATAGGCTCTTAGCATTAGCAGGTATCGCAGTAAGCCAGTCGATATATCCCGGTCTCAGCGACACATCACTCGTCCCCGGAAAGATGTTATCCAACACCACAGCGTCTAAGGGGTTCATGGCCGCGAGTGAGTCTCGCGCGTTCCAGCCTCCCACCGGCGCAGGCACAGTCACCGTCTGAGCCGTGGCTTCATTCTGCGGCATGGGCTTGGCAAGTGCCCGCATATTTATGGCTCTAGGTCCGCGCATTAGACTGGATAGTTTCCGCGCGGAACGAAGATACCCGGTTGCAAGTCCTGCTGATGCCCACAAGCCATATCATAGGGGCGTTTGACCTTATCCCTTGCGATCATGTTATTAACCAGCGACCAGTAAGCAATTTCATCCGCCTGATAGGGCAGGCCTTTGATTTGCTTCCAGCGATACATAATACCTTTGCGGAGTATCTTTTCAGGAAACTTACAAACATCAGCATCGTCATTGAAAGCTGCCTTAGCCACGCCACCAGAACTATTGACTGCGTAGCTGCTTGCATACTCGAATGCAATGGTGCTGAAAGGTGTTGATGGCGCGGGGTTGAGGAAGATATGATCGTTCCAGATGCGGAATTTGTAAAAGGGTCCTGGGTTTGGAATAGCCTTTATAGCCTGCCACTCTTGCTCCGTCAGCGGGCCATAAAGCGGGCGACGGAGAGTCCGATCGTAGAAGGTCTGCGGATAGGCCCATAGATAGCCCTCTACCCCGGCAATAGCACTAATCGCGCCTTGGTCTTCCGCCGCGATGGATGTGAAAGTAGCCTCGCGGGTAATCGCCTGGAACTTCGACTGATCGACCAGATCATCCAAGACCTCATTGGCAATCCCATAAAGCTGCTGAACAGTCGTGTCTGTGCTCCCTGTAATCGAAGTTGGGATATTAAGCGCATGAATGCGACAGTGGTCTTGGATCACAGACAAGAGTGTCATTTAAGCGTCCTCTTTTACTTTCGCCATAGCGTCGAGGCGGTTGGTCAGGTCTTTAATCTGCTGATCGCGCGCGGCATCTCGCTTCTCCAGATCAGCATTCTTCTTGCGAAGAGCGTCCAGCTCCGCAGCAACTTTGCCAGTATCGTTGACCGTATCCAGCCAAGCCTGAGCCTGTTGCTTGAACGCCCGACCTCCGATGCCAATGCGCGTGAGCGTGGACTCATTCGCGGCGGCAAGGTCTTCCACAGTCCTTACATCAGCGTCGATGATCGTGCGGACTTGCGCGGGAGAGAGCGGCGGCCAAGTCAGTATCGGTGTGCCATCTTCTGGCAGTTCTTTCCCCTCCAGAAAGGCACGGAACCCTGCCTTGTAGCCCTCGAGCCACTGCGCGGGAAAGCGCTCTTCCCGGACTGCGGCTTCAGTATCCCTGAGCCACTCTTCCGCAATTTTCTCCAAACGATCTTTCGATCCCGAAGGTGTGATGATGGCATAATGAACATCCTTGGCCACATAGTGACCTGCTTCAATCGAGGCGTTGCGATCTTCGATCTGTCGGGTTTCGAAGGTCACATACGGCGGGCGGGCTTCTTGACTCATGGGGCAGTCCTTTCAAAATGGTGTCTCGGCGGGGACCGCAGAGGAAACCCCCGCCGAGACTGGTCGCTCGCTTAGGTGATAGCACCCTGCGCGAAAGGCCGATTGAGATGCGCGACGTTGTAGTAAACTGTCGCGTTGTTGTAAGTGGCCGTCACAGTGCCATTAACCGCTGCGGTCATATTGGCGCTCAGGGTCACAACAGTGCCTGAAGGGTCAATGTCCGTAACAGTCGTCGCCGCTGCAATGCCGGTGCCGGAGAGGTAAACTCCGCAGAACCAGCCATCAGCATTCGGAATGACCAAGCGATTGGTGCCGCTGTTTCCGGTGCAGCTGGCCTTGGCCACAGTCGTAGCGCCCGCCGCGATGATGCGCGCATTGAGCACCTGCTTGCCAGCACTGTTTGCGCCACCCTGACCGGCGGCAGCAATGCCAAAGGTCGTGTCGGCGGCCACAGAGGCTTGGCAATTGACCGGCGTGATACCACTGATCTGCACCCAGATAAACTGCCCGGAGGTAGCTACCGTGGTTGCAACCCCAAGCATACGACCGAGGTTCGCAGTATTGGGGACTTCAGTGCAATCGTAGCGCCAAGCGCCACTTGCCGTTGTCGGCGTAATCACCACCAGACCATTCTGGCGGATAGAGCCATTGGCGCGGCAGTAGATGAATTCACCGCCTCCCCAATAGTTATCAACAGCCTCGACGATAAGTCCAGGCTGCTGGCGGCTTGTAGTATCGGGAAGCCCAAACAGCGCAAGCTGCTGATTTCCGACAAGCCCGGTAGTTACTGAATAAGGCATTTCAAGTCCTTTCTTTTCCGATCTGGATAAATCTAATTACCCCGATCTGTTTATGCCTTCATAACCAGCTGAAGCCGACGATTGGTGCAGGACAAGTTGCCCATCCACAAGACCGGAATGACCGTAGCGTCTTGATTGTAGGGCTTCATATCCTCTTGAATCGAGAGGTCAGCGTCGGAGTGGACGACGAGTTCCATGTAATCCGTCATGAGGAAATACATGTGAGCGGCGGGAATGCCTGAGCCACCATCGAAGATCACGTCGGCGTTCTTATACTTCAGGCTCGTGAAACCACCTTGTGCTTCACCAGCAGTGGTGTAACGCTTGATAGCAACCTGAGACTGCTCATAGAACGTGAAGTAATCATTCGACGAGATGATGATATCCGGCTTGTCATCGCCACGGACTTGGTTCAACCAAGCACCGAGCATGAGGCTTTCAATCGTCGTGGCACTTGGCGTAATGGCGCCGCCACCCTGCAACGGAGCAGCGGCGGACTGAACCGCATTCTGCCAGAAGTTCCAGGTTGAGGAGTCAATACCGCCAACAGTGCCGGTGCCGGCATCGGCAACCAAGGCTTGCAACCCGTTGATCTGGTTAGGCAGAGTGCCGTCACCGTAGAGATCGAACGAGAAGTTGTTCTTGAACGTGCGCATGGCGTTCTTGATGCGAGCCTTTGCGAGGCTGACAATCTTATTATCGCCGTTGTTGATGCGGAGTTCAAGGCCCGAGGCCACCACATTCAATGCAATCTGCCGCCACTGATACTCGGCTGCGGTGATCACATCACTCTGCTGGATATTCAGCACATCATAGCCAGAGTAGCGCTGATAAGTGCCGTTCGCGTTGTAGTCAAGAGGCGTGGTAATTGTCAACCCGCCGCTTTCCTTGCGCGTATTGCCCTTCGAGGAAATCCACTTATAAAGTGCATTGTTCCGCGAAAGGTTGTCCTTCACATCTTTCGAGTGGTTCCGCCATGTGGTAGAGACCAGCTCGGTGAAGGTTGAACTAGGAGTCGCCATTGTTTAACCTTTCTAAGTTATCCCTGAGCGCGGATGCGTTCAAGGGTTTCGTTGAGCGTGTCATCTATGCTTCCAACGGCGATCGTTCCATCGCGCGACTTTGCTATAGAGGTCACATTTGCGCCTGTGGCTTTGGCTACTTTGTCTGCGCGAGCTTTCGCCGCAGCTTCACTGGCGGAGACTTTTTCCGCCGTCAAGCGGTCAATCTCTTTCTGCCGTGTTACCGGGTTTGCGAAGACAGCCTTGTCATAGGCATCTTGGAGGGAGACAGCCACTCCACTGGTCAGAAGCTGCGCTATGTCTTGAGCAACTTCGGAATAGTAAACATTCTTCGGGTCAGCGGCGAAGGCATCCACAGTGGCGCTGACTTGAGCGAATTGAGCATCACGCTCGGATTGGTCGCGGGATTGAAGGCCGGATTTGATCTGGTTCAGTTCGTCTTGAAGGGCCTTGACCTGCGGGTCAATTGTCGGAATGCCAGCCATGCGGGTGAGAAGTGGCTCCATCGGCACACCGTAGTGCGAGAGCATCGAGGCGGCTAGTTCGATCTTCTGTTCTGGCGTTCCACGAGACAGCAGGTAATGATTGCCCGCGAAAGCCTGGAACAAGCCCACAGGATCAATCTGCTCAGCAGCCAATGCGGCGCGATAAGGTTCAACAACCGAGTCATACTTCCCACCAAGTTCTGCCCGTTCCCTATACTGCTCAAGGCCTCTGAACATATCCTCTTCGCGCTTCAGTATCTCCTGCTTCGCGCGATCGGGTATCGTAGCCCATTCCTTGATTGCATCGGCCGTCCAAGTTTTCGGTGCACCGACTTCCTGCACCGCTTCCGAGTTCTCGGCAGCTAGATCACCCCCTTCCTCGGTTATAGCAGGCGGAGTCTCGACAACAGAAGTGGATGAAGTTTCCGCCGGAGTCTCCGCCTGCTGTTCAGTCTCTTCACCGACTTCCTTGGTCTCCTGCCCGAACAAGTCCGCGGAAATCTCAGCCAAAGCTGCTTCGGTGTCAAGGTTCTGAACCTCGGCTTCTACAATCTCTTCTTCATCCGTGGGCATTACTATTTCCTTTCAACAGCAAGATCGACGCCGCTTTCGAGCTCATTGGCAATCTTTTCTCGCTTGTCCGATGGCATTGACCAGAAGTTTTCCTCGACTGTCTGATCAACTGACTTTTCAAATGCTGCTTCCTGTTCCGCAAGCTTCTTCTGCGCTAGTTCCTTCTCACCGCTTTCGAAGACCCGACAATCTTGCTGGCGGAGATTCTCCTCATGGGCTTTCTTCGAACCGATATACTTTCCAGTAACAGGGCAGGTATAGCCAACCTGCTCGACACTGAACATAGGCGCAGATATGACGCGGGATGCAGGCATTTGGCAAGAGCAATGTTGGATAACTTCAAAATCAGCCAATTTGACCATGCGCTCAAAGCGGTGCCCATCAACACAGCGGAAGTCATAGAGCGGCATCAGACAGACTCCTTCTCTTTTTTCTCTTCCTTCGGCTCAGAGGCTTTCTGCTTGGCAGCTTCCATCTTCTGCGCATGGGTCTGGGCCTGGAGTTCGGCTTTCAGTTTAAGCCCGGCGGATTGGATGGCCAATTCGGCTTGCTTGATCGCGAGTTCTTGCTTGGCTACTTCCATCTCCATCTGCATCAACTGTTGCTTTTGCTCGAACTCTTGCTTGGAGATAGCCATGTCTTGCTGGGCCTTTTGTGTTGAGGCTTGCATGGCGATCTTTTCAGCTTCAATCTTCAACTGTGCATTGGGGTCTGGCGGCTCTTGCTGAGGCTCGGGGGCTTTCATAGCTTGAAGGCTGTCTTCCAATTCCGTGCCGAAAGTAAACCGGCGGGAGATGGTCAACAACATCGACTTTGCAATGTCAAACGGCATCACGCCCTTTTCCATCAGCGGAGCAATGCCATTAAGGAACTGACTAAGCGCATTCAACAATTCAGCAATGTCTTGCTTGTCCTGCGAAGCTTCCGCGTCAATCGTGCTATTGGTCTCAATATCGACCTTATACCCGCGTAGCTTATCATTCTTCAGCAACCCGAGAACTTCTTCCCAAGTGGGCATTTGAAGCGCCTTTTGCACTGCATCTGGCAACGGCTCTGGCTGATCACCCGACTGCTGAGCTGATTGCATGACCATCTGCTGAGCTTGCGTGATCTTCTGCTTTATCTCTTCCGTCAAGAACGGAAGCCCGGTCATCTGGGCTATAGTCTCCACGTCGAACTTCGTAACTGCAATTTCAAGCATGATCCGCAGATTATCCCGGCAGAACCTCTGAACTTCCTTCTGCAATTTCTTCAACCGCAAGGAGCCCCATTGGTTCTTGATCTGCTGAGCGGTGGCGGTTTCACTAGCGACCGAAGCTCCGCGTAGAATGTCGGAAATACCAGTCAGCTCGTAGATAACCCGCTTGACCTGCTCTCTCTGCTGATTGAGCGCCATTGCGGTATTGGCAAGCATGTCGACTGGCATGATCCAGATCATCTTGTCAACCCCGGTGCCGTCGGGCATCGAAGGATTCTCCACCGGCACTAGCGTGTTGTCCTCGGACTCGAGAACCTTTTCAATCCCCTCGACAGTGGAGTTGTAAAACCCGCGAACCTTCAGCGCGCGGATCATAGCCTTCAACCGGCGGGTAAGTTCATTCAACTCCGCAGCTTGGCTCTTATACTGCTCATACAAAGGTGTTGGAATGAGCGTAGTGATCTTCCGCATGAAGTTCAGTGGCTTTGAAATCGGGAAGAAGTTTGCCAATTCCAGCGGATCCTCAACTGCTTTCAGCGGCCCTTCTTTATAAGCCTGTGAGAAGAACATAACCTTTCTGGATTGCTTGTCCCAGATCTCGTAGACCTTCGCCAGCTTCACACCCGTAAGCTGGTCTTTGGTTTCCGCCGTTCTATTCTCATTATCGTCCTGTGGCTCCACCAACTTCGAGAAGTCAATCTTCTCCGAAACCTCCGGAAAGTTCTTTTGCATTTCTTCCTTG